CTGCCACCACCGCCCGTATAGGTCTGTCCCTTCAGGGTAAGGCTCTCAACCTTTTCCTCCAGCTCCCCGATACGGGAATAGGCGGTGGTTTCCCCGACAGTATAAACAGGTGAGTCAAAGGAATAGTCAAGATTGAATTCAAATCCGATAACCCTTGACTGTCTTCCGTTCTCGAAATAAGCCTTGTTGATAAGGTTGACCTTTTGACCGATGCCATAGAAATTATGAACGCCATCCTCACGGTATGCGTCATTTGACATCATCGTGCAGCCATAGGTACTCGGGTCTATCTTGGATTTGGCAGCGTACTTTTCAGTCTTTTCCTTCAACTCCTGCTCGGCGGCACCCACAAGCCCCAGTTCGGTTATTTTCGTGCTGTCCCAGCCGGAAAGCACATATTCATCTCCATCCTGGGGAAAGAGCACATCACCGGGAAGCGGTCTGCCATAGTCCTCATTCCTGACTATCTCCCAAAGCTGTGCCTCAGGGTTCCATCCGCCATCCTCCAATTTCTCCGGCTTTCCCTCAGGATTGAACTTCACGGCGAACTCCAAACCGTTGAGAAGCCCGGACGCGAAACGTATCCTCAGCTCCTGACCGGGGAGGATATATTTCTCGGAAAAGTTAACACCCGTGTCCCTAAAGCGGTAGGCATTCCATTTTTCCTCGGTGGTTGTGCCGTCCTCATTCTCCACCTTGTCCGTCACTTCGATAGTGGTGACATCCGACATGATGCCCGTTCTTCGGGGATAGACTTCATCGAAGATAACCACCTGCTCGACGGCTTCCTCGGTAGTCATATCAGGATAAGCGTCAATGTAAGGAGTGCCTTCGGGAAGCATTAAGCGTTTTTGCACCACGCCGTTCACAACCACGGTCTCATCAACCGGACGGTAGTCAGATGAGATATTCTTTGTTGAGCCGAAAGCGTAGATACGGGTGGCATAGGTGGACCGGGATTCTGACTGTGACATTTCCTGCACGTTTTTCCCGATCTCGAAAATCACCGCATCGCCGGACTCACAACGCCCGAAATGGATGATGTTTTCAGTCACCCAGCATTCGCAATCCCATTTCTTTGCCATAGAGAAGCAGGCGTCAAGGATGTTGATGTTGTCATAAGTCATCAGTAGTGCCTTATTCTCTACAGTGCTGTCAATGGAGAAAACAAAATCCTGTCCTTTGTATGTGTAACCAAGAGCTTTCAAATTTCTAAGGACTATACCGGCTTGTACGTCAAGCGGGGCGGTCAGGTTCCAGGACGCCTCCTGTCCGGTCGTCTCCGGGGTATATTTGAAGATTTTGTTTTTCCATTTCCAGTAGTAGGCATCAAGTCTTAATTCGTAATCGTAGCCGGCGGTATTGGTGTTGAATGCGGGCTTCTGCAAGTCGCACACCTCGAACAATCCGAAGTTACATTCCACGTATGAGCCAAGTTTGAAATATATGGGATTCTCTAAGGAGAACTTTAACATGATGTAGTCCTCCTTCATCAGAGTGAACTTACGCTTGCAGCCTTCATTGATCAAAGTTGTAAGCAGGATAGCACCGGATATGTCTTTGATGTCGATTTGTTCCATGTCTTCAAAGTTCGGGGATAAAAAAAAGAGTGCCCAATTTTGAGCACTCACATACACGACAATAGAACCAATGTCGTGAATTAGGTTCTGTTTGCCGGATTCGGTTCGTTGAACTTGGCTGAAATTTTTCCAAAAGTTCGGTCTAAACTCTGTGCGTAAGTGATACTTTTGCCGAGATAAATCAGATGATAAATCTCGCTACTATTAGCCGGGACTTGAATATCAACCTTGCCTTTATAAAGCTCATCGAAGAAAGCTTTTTTCTTTGATTGATAATCGGACCGAGAACTACCCTCGATAGCAAACGAAAGAGTTATTTCCCTTTCATCGACTTTAGGATTATTGATTATCACACGTTTTCCATGTTCTAACCGGGACTTATTTTCTATAAATTCTTTCATGGGTGATGATGCCCCAATAACATCAAGAAACCCCTCTCCCATTCTCACACCCCATGTTGTATAAGCGTTTTCGCCATTAATTAATAATTCATTCATAAACTATAATTTTGCTGTATTCTTTTTAACCTCTGCTATATCTCTTTGCATCTGTTGAATAGGTTTGACGATTGCCCCTGTATTTTCTGAAATCTGTACCAATTCAAGATAAGATTGTGCTATCAAATCTCGCGTATCATCAGCGATATTCCTTGTTTCCGTATTTATGGAAAGTAGAGCATCTGCTTTTACTGTCAGTAGATTAAGTGATTGAGATTGAATAATATTCTGATTCTTTATTTCGTCTCCTGCAATCTGCAATGCTGTAAACCGCCCGTTCAACTCTTCGCCGGTATCTTGACTCATTGCCTGGAAGCCTTTGGATGAAGCTGACTGCGATGTTGATTCTTGCGAAATTTTATCATATCCGGTTGCTGCGGCAAGCTCGTCACGAAACTTCATGGCTTCATCCACATAACCCATGTACTCATCCATCAGCTCTTTACGCTCATTATTATCAAGCGTACCATCATCTTTCATGGCTTCGCCGAATTTGTCATACCATGTTCTCAGTTTGTCACTAAACTGTTCACCGATGGCATTTGACAGCATTGCCTGCATGAAATATTTGGATATGTCATCAGCAACATCCTCAGCACTCTTCTCCATGTCCATCAGACTGCTTACAAAACTGTCATACATGGAATCGAATGACATTCCGGTCAGACCCTCATAAAGATTATCGGTCAACTCCTCCAGTTTGCCGGCCTGCTCAATATAATCATCAAGTTTATCGGTTACACGTTCACCATAACCACCTTTCCCGGCATTCTGCATCTTTGTCCATATATCAACATTACTACGGAGTTTTTCCATCTCTTCAGGTGTCAGCTCCCATAATGAAGAAGTTCCGGTAAAATTCTTGTTTATGTTCTGTTGAATCCATTTCAAGTCTTCGGCAGACCATCTCATGTAGTATTGCCAGCTCTTATGTGAATTATGGTAACCTGCCTGTTCACGGGCGATATTCAGATAATTGGAGTTCTGCTCTTTCTGGTATTCATAAGCACTTCTATACGCAGCTACGGATTTCGTTCCTTTGCTTGCCTTTATCTCATCTGTCAATGATTCGATAGAAGTCTGTAGCGTCTCGTTACGGTCGGTAAGACGATTAATGGAATCCTGTACCTCCTTTGCATTGCTTCCACTCCAATTAATTACCCCACCTAATGATGTGATACTTGTCAAAGCTCCTTTTATTGTTTGCAAACCACCAGTAACAATAGACATTGGTTTCATTAGGTCTATACTTCCAAGTCCATCCAACATCTCGCCAAACCCGGACATTGTTCCCTCCAACCATTCAGGTGTTTTTGTACCAAGCGTTTCCATGATACCGATAACTTGATTACCGGCATCGACATATTGACCTATCTCATCAACGCCATGATGTAAAATGGTAGTAGCTTCCGATAGCGCTTTCTGTTTGTTGTTTTTTGCGCTTTCAAGAGTAGCCTTTGCATTCTTCTTTTCTTCGTCTGTACCTTCTTTGAGCGTTTTGTTATACGCTTCCTGCGCTTCACGTTGAGCATCAGTGGCATCTTTAAGGGATTTAAAGGAAACAGACATAGCTTCAAAAGGATTGCGTTCTGAAACCTTATCATCAATCCTTTCGATAGCATCTACCAGTTCTTTAAGGTTTTCAGGAGATAAATCCTTTTGAGATGATATAAAGTCTTTAAGGTTAACTTTCAACTTTTTCAAAGTATCAGTAGAAACCTTGTCAAGATTACCAAAGACTTGTTCCCAATTCATATTTTTCTTGAATTGTTCAGCATCAAGTTTGAATATATCTTCATTCTTGATTTCTGTACGCTTCTCAACGCTTCGGTCTATTTTGGCTATTTCACTGGCATCACCTTTGGCTTCCGCTTTCTTACGGGCTTCCTGCAATATTGAAATATCATCATTAAATTTCTTTTCAATGGCAAGACGTTCATCGGCATAAGACAAATAGTGCTCTGCCAAATCCTTATATATTTTTTCATTACTGATAATGGCTATCTTGTATAGTTCATCGTAATAGTTTTGCTCATCATCAGACAGCTTTATATCGGTGGCATCAAAAGACTTGCCTTTCTTCTTCGGATTAGCTTCCCATGCAGCGCGAGCATCCTCAACTTTCTTCCGCAAAGCATCTTTTTTTTGTCGGTCAATAGCCTGCATCTCCTTTTCAAAGTTGAGTTCCATTTCAGCAATAGTCTTGGCAGAACCTTCATCCATAGCTTTGATTCGGGCTTCATCAACTTCCATCTGCAAATCTTCGGCAGAACGTTGCTGTTCTAATGATTGCTTATCAAGGAGGGCATTATATTTATCAGTCTGCTTACGAAGTTTCTCGGTTTGATTATCTTGTTTGGTTAATGAACTTCCGGTAATACCGCCCAAATTTTTATAGGCTTTTTCTGTTGTTTCTACTCGTTTCTTAGCCTCTTCATACTGCTTTGAGGTAAACTTAGATTTATCCTTTTCTATTTCAGAAAGTTTCTTCTTAGCATCATCCCAGTCTTTCTTCGCTTTCTCATAATCCTGCTTATAAGTAGTAGGGGATTTCTTTTTAGCCAACGCTCCATTAATTGAAGAAATAATGCTTTCTAAATCTCCACCTTTAACCATCATCCCGTTTACAACAAAACCATTGCGTTTGGATGCAGACGATTGAGCAAGTTTCAATTCCGCTTCAAGCTTCTCTTTAGAATAGTTTTTAAGATTGGATTTGTAAGCGGAAATATTATCATCCAACATGTCTTTCTGATACTTTTTTAAAAGTTCAGAGTTTTTCTCCATTTGCTCACGCACCTGTACGTATGACTGATTACCAGAAAACATTTTCCATATTTCTTTATCGGAATCAGACATATTCTTCCGTAAATCGGGATTATCAAATAGCTGCAAATATCTCCGTTGGTTAGCAATCGTTTGTTTTAGAGCATTATAATCATCTCTCCTGCCTTGAACAGAACGCCTTGAATCTTCTTCGTTTATTTTTTGCTTCAACTTTAAGATATCCTCCAACTTTAGCTTTTCAATATCGTATTGTTCGAAAATTTTAGGGTATTCTTTACGAAGTTCTTCTAATGATTTTTGCCGAGTAAGAGTAGCCAAACTCTCATCACGAGCAGCCATCAATAATTCTTCGATTTTCAGCTTGTGTTCCTGTTCTTTTTTAAATGCTACATCTTTAATGCCGTTATATTCTTTTTGAGCACGGGCCGCAGCAGTTGCACTATCAGACATTGCCCACATTGCAGTAGCAAGCCCACCGATAACGACAGTTAAAGCTACATAAGGATTGGTAAGCATTGCAGCGTTTAAAGCTAACTGCGCCTTTCGTGCCAATAAACGGGCATTGGTAAGTCCAATCTCCACAAGAGTATGTTTACTTTCGGCAGCAGTAACAAGCATCACTGCGGTCCGGTATGTACCATAAGTAACCACTAATCCAGCCAAGATCCTACCTACTGTTTCATAATTCTGAATCAACGAAGTTGTCATTTGAATACCGTCCATGATAACACTTTCCGACTTTGTTCCCAATTCGTTAAACACGGAATCCAAAGCATCCTGCATCATAGACAACTGACCATTGATAGTCTTTGAAGCATTCTCAGACATATTATAGAACTTACCACCTGCGGAAGTTGCATCAATGAATGCCTGTTGAACCATTTCAGCGGAAACAGCACCTTTGGACATTTCATCTTTCAAAGTTGCGATAGATTTTCCGGTCTTTTCGGAGATAATCTGTAACGGGTTGAATCCAGCGTTTATCATTTGATTCAAATCCTGCCCCATAAGTTTACCCGCTGCTGACATCTGTGAAAATGCCAAAGTCAGCGAATTGAACTTACTGGATTCCCCCATAGAAATATCACTAATGGCTTTCAAGTATTTGATAGTGTCTT